GATGGTGATGAAATAATTGCCGTTAAACGCACCGGACTGACAGAAGAGCAAAAAGTCGGTCTTGCTATCGCTGATAACCGCACATCTGATCTTTCAGAATGGGATCAGGACATGCTCTACCAATTATCGCAAGAGCATGACCTTGACACTTGGTTCACGCCAGAAGACCTCAATGCCATCACAGGTGACCCTGTATCTGATCTTGAACCACCGCAAGACTTTGAAGAAGTAGACGACGACATCACAACAGAATACCGCTGCCCCTCCTGCGGTTACGAGTGGTCTGGCAAGCCCCACGCATGACCAAGCCTCCCTATCTCGTCCCGACCATGGAGGAAATTCGTAACCTTCCATGGAACGGTTACACCGTTGCTTCTACCTTCTCAGGCTGCGGTGGCTCTTGCCTTGGTTACCGCATGGCAGGGTTCAAAGTCGTTTATGCCTTGGAATTCATTCCAGAAGCGCAGCGCACATATAAAGCCAATCACCCTGACAGTTACCTCGACACTTCAGACATCCGTGATCTGCAGCCAGAACAGCTTTTAGAACGTGCTGGCGTCGCCAAGGGTGAACTGGACATCCTTGATGGTTCACCGCCTTGCTCAGCCTTCTCTACAGCAGGCAGTCGCGAGAAAGGATGGGGCAAAGTCAAGGACTACAGCGACGGTGCACAACGCGTTGACGATCTGTTTTACGAATACGCGCGCATCCTTGAAGGCGTTCAGCCAAAAGTCTTCGTCGCTGAAAACGTCAGCGGTTTAATCAAAGGCACAGCCAAGGGTTATTTCAAACGCATCATTCAAGCACTGCGTGATTGCGGTTACGACGTGTCCTGTCGTGTCCTTGATGCAAAATGGCTTGGTGTACCTCAGTCGCGTGAACGCACCATCTTCATTGGTGTACGCAACGATCTCAACATCGCGCCAGTACATCCGAAGCCTTTTCCTTACGTCTACAACGCTGGCGAAGCATGTGAAGGCATCACCCCGCCGAATGAAGATGAGTCGCATTACAGGTCAGACGACAGCATTTCTCATGATTTATGGAAGCTGACCATTCCCGGCGATACGTTCGCAACAGCTTGTCAAAAGCTAAAAGGCAAAGGATCTTATTTCAATCAGCGACGCATTCACCTTCGCAAGCCAGCGCCAACAGTTACAGCAACTGCTCAGTTGTTTCACACTGATGAGTTCAGGTTTATGCACATCCCTGAAATTAAACGCCTTTGTGGTTTCCCTGATGACTTCAGCCTCACTGGACCGTTCTTGAAACGCTGGGAACGCATGGGTCGTGCTGTCCCGCCGCTCATGATGAAACAGGTAGCCCACACCATCGACAAGGAGATCCTGTCATGTGTGGCATAGCCGGTGGCATCAATACAACCACTGATGTCGTTCAGCAGATGCTGGATCGCATCGTTCATCGTGGCCCTGATGGTCAAGGCATCAAGCACCACGGCCCAATGGTTCACGGTCATGTACGCCTTGCCCTAGTTGATCTCACCGACGCATCAGCCCAACCCTTCACGCATCAAGACACCACACTGTCCTTCAACGGTGAAGTCTGGAACTACCGCGAACTCAAAGCAAAGTCGCCGCATCACTTCAATACCACAGGCGACACCGAATCATTTGCAGATCTCCTCCATCGTCAAGGCATTAACAGCCTGTCAGCCATCGATGGCATGTATGCCATTGCTTTCTCAGACCAGCACGGGGGACACTATTTGGTTCGTGACCCGTTCGGCAAAATCCCGCTATACGTCGCCAAGACAAAAACTGGTTTCCTCTACGCATCAGAACGCAAGGCATTCCCAGCCAACCTCAAGCCAATATCTGTCCCACCTGGCTACGGATTTGACCTGATCAATGGCACTTGGTTTCAGCACTACCAACTGCCAAACCATCAATGCACGTCTGACACTGACGTCCTTTCACTACTGACTGACGGTGTGCAGCAACGCCTTCATGCTGATGCATCAGTCTGTTGCTTGATCTCTGGCGGCCTAGACAGCAGCCTCATCCTTGCCCTAGCCAAACAGCAATCCAGCAACGTCACAGCATTTACAGCATCGTTCGATAACGATTCGCCAGACCTCACTGCTGCAAGGCGTCTGTGTTCTGACCTGTCGATTCCGTTAATCGAAGTCCCAGTCAACCCAACACCAGAACTCATCAACCAAGCGATCCACACCATTGAGATCAGCAGCAAGGCACAAATCGAAATTGCCATCCTCTGCCTGCCATTAGCGCAACGCATTGCAGCTGAAGGTTTCAAGGCATGCATGTCAGGTGAAGCAGCAGATGAATTGTTCGGTGGCTACGGCAATTTCTGCATTCAAGCCTCAAAAGCTAAGACCACTGCTGACTTCATCAAACTCAGGCACGCTCAGCTTGCCAAAATGTCTCGCGGTAACTTCGTGCGCTGCAATAAGGCTTTCATGGCAGCAGGTGTTGAATGTCGCTTACCTTTCATGCAGCAACAGCTAGTGGAACGCGTCATCAACCTCGACAAACAGGAATCACCGCCAGGCAAAAAACTGTTAAAGCAAGCAGCACAGAACCTTGTTCCTGACTGGATTATCAAGCGGCAAAAAGACACCTTCCAAGGCGCATCTGGTATCGCATCACAGATGCAGCAGCAGATCGCAAGCCCTACGATTTTCTATAACAACCAGCTGCGCAAACAGTTTGGTTACCTGCCAAAAGACTGATGACTAATACATCGCACCATCTGACCGTCCCACGGTCATGGACCTTTGAAACCAACGATGTAGCCAAAGGTTTTGATCAACACGTCCGTGAACAACTCCCTTGGTACGAGCTAGCGACTAACGCCATATCGCACGTCGCACGCCATTACATCCCCCAAGATGGCTTGGTGTACGACATCGGTTGCAGCACCGGCAACATCGGCTGCAGCATCCAAGAAACGCTGGCTGTACGTAACGCTCAGCTAATTGGTATCGAGCCATCACAGGCCATGCAACCGCTATATCGCGCACCTGGCGAATTTGCCTGCGCCAAAGCACAGCACTACCCTTACAAACACTTCGACTTAGCAATCCTGTTCCTTTGCTTGATGTTTGTTGAACCATCAGAACGCAGAGTCTTCCTCAGCGACCTCTACGACAAGTGCAAGCCAGGCGGGGCCATCATCATCTTCGACAAACTAGAACCTGTTGATGGTTACATCAGCACCATCATGTACAGACTCACATTGGCTGGCAAATTCTCGGCTGGCGTATCGTCCGATGAAATAATNCAAAAAGAGTTATCATTGGCAGGTGTACAACGTCCTATCTCACCTGATCACATCCCTGGCAATCCTTACCAGTGGTTCAGGTTTGGCGACTTCGCTGGTTACCTTCTAGAGAAACCAATATGACAGCTAAAGGTCAGGAGCAAGAAAAGCCTAACGGTAGAAGTACAGCGGCTGAAAACGAAATGCGCGCAAACCGGGTCGCCCGGATGCTTTCAACAGGTGCAGTCAGGTCTGAGATCGTTCAATACGCGTCAAAAGAGTGGGGAGTCAGCGCACGTAGCGCAGACAGGTACATCAGCAAAGCGCGGGAACTCTTGAGGGCTGACTGGGACATTGATCGACAGCAGATGGTGGCTGAACTCTTNTCTCAGGTCATGTCAATTCAAAAAGAAGCCCGTAAACAGCAAAACATGTCAGTTGCATTGGGTTGCGTGAATACTGCCGCCAGACTGAGCCAAGTGATTACATGACTATGGCTGGCAAATACTCAATGATTGAAGCTCAATCGCAGTGCGTTTGTGACGTATGAATATTCTCGCAGCAGTTTCGTTAGGTTCAATTCTTGAGCCTAAAACGCAGGCAACTGCAGAATCAACTGAAGCACTGCTACATCTTGTTGAAGAATTAAAAGCAACCTTAACGGCGCCACAGCGTGAGGTTTACGAAGCCCCGCAGCGATTCAAGGTACTGTGTAGTGGCAGGCGATTTGGTAAGACATATTTGTGCATTGCCAGGCTGGTGAACTGGGCTGTTGAGAAGCCAGGGCGATTGTGTTGGTACGTAACTGCTAATTATCGAATGGCAAAACAGATCGCCTGGCGTCAGTTAAAAGAGATGGTACCGCCATCGATTTGCATCAAGCGCAACGAATCTGATTTAAGCATTGAACTAACTAATGGCAGCATCATTGCCTTACGCGGTGCAGAGAACCCTGATGCCTTGCGTGGTGTCAGCTTGTCAGCGTTAGTCGTTGATGAAGCAGCGTATGTAAAACAAGAAGCCTGGGAGATGGTACTGAGGCCAGCATTGTCTGATCAAGGTGGGCCAGCTTGGTTTATCACTACGCCTTCGGG